CAGGCCCAACTGGGCCTACCGGTCTTACTGGACCTACCGGTCTTACTGGTGCAACTGGTGCAACTGGCGCAACCGGCGCTGCGGGTACCAACGGTACCAACGGTACTAACGGTACTAACGGCGCTGGCGTAGCAGTAGGTGGAACGGCAAACCAAGTCTTATCTAAGATAGACGCAACAAACTATAATACTCAATGGGTTACAGCAGTATCTTTAGCGGCAAACAATACCTTTACTGGGCAGAATATATTTCAGTCAACATCAGGCGTTGCTATGCGAATAACTAATACTGGTACAGGAAACTCGTTCGTCGTTGAAGACTCCACTAATCCGGACTCAACGCCTTTTGTTATTGATACATCAGGAAACGTTGGTATTGGTACTACAACCCCTGAGGTTATATTACATTTAGATAGGGCTGGGGCGAACTATATTAAATATAGTGAAAGCGGCGTCAGTCGTGCTTTTGTAGGAGTTTCTGGCCAAACTTCATCATTTTTTGCGTCTGGCATTGGTTCTGATGTAGATAACGAATTTGGAATTCGTTCAGAGCATGCAATTAAACTAGGAATTGGTGCTCATGCTGTCTTAGGTATTGACTCCTCTTACAACGTCTCCATTTCAAAAAACTTAATATTTGAAGGCGCAACAGCTAATGATTTTGAAACAACTCTTACTGTTGTTGATCCTACAGCTGATAGAACTTTGACCTTACCTAATGTTGATGGTACAGTAATCACTACAGGAAACCTGTCAAGCATTACAGCGGTTGGTACTCTGACTGGGTTGACAACTACTGGCGGTTTTACCATAAACAATGCGTCGCCTACTATCTATCTGCAAGACACCGATAACCGTTCGTCAATGATTCATTGCAACAGCAATTTGTTTTATGTGTTGCGTGGTGATGGAACTAACTCATTAAGTTTTGCAACAGTTGGCGGTGAATGGCCTTTAGTAATTAATCTTGAAAACAATAATGCAAGAGTTGGTAATAACGTTGTCGTAGCAAATAATGGTGCTGCACCAGCGGTAACTGTTGGTAATTGGTCGGGTTCAAGTGCTTTTGCATCAGTTGAAACTACTAAAGGCTATATGCTTCTTGGTGCTACATCAGGAAACGACAATGTTTATCTACGTGCAAGAGGCGCAAACAATGTTTACATTGGTGGCAACGAACAAAATGTTCTTACTGTCGGACCTTCTTCGTCGTCATTTACTGGTGATGTTTCTTGTAATAGTTCATTTATTACTACTAACTATTATATTTCAACAGCAAGCCCCACAGGTTCGGGTTCTGCAGCGCAATGGCTTGGAGCGTTTGGTCAGTGGTATTTGATTCGTAATACTTCAACACGCAACGACAAAGAAAATGTGCAACCGTTGAACGGCATTGTTACGGCAAGTATGATTGATGATATTGATGTCCTTTTGTGGAGTCGCAAAAATGCTGGGGGTATTCCCGAGATTGGCCCGATGGCTGAAAACATGGATGACATCTCACCATTCCTGTCAACTCGTGGCATGGACTATGACAAGGACATGAATGTCGTCGCTACTGACCCTAATGGTATTAACACAAACTCTTGGATGAGTTTAATGACAATAGCAATTCAAGATATTCGACAACGACTACAACAATTGGAGAACAAATGAATGATCAACAGTTAGATGCAAATAAGGTTATTGAATCATTGCTACGACAGATTTCGGAATACGCTCAAAAAGTTGCTATGTTAGAAGCTTATATTGCGTCAGCCAAACAAGAAACTCAAGAAAAAGATCAATAATTATCTAGTTTAGAAAGGAAATTAAATGGCAACTAGTAAAAGAAAAAGGCGTCCAGCGACGTCGCCAGAAGCTAGAGAAAACCAGTTAATTTCCTCTGCGATTGACCTAGCTGAAAAGCAAATTCAAGATGGAACCGCCGCTGCTCAAGTAATTACACATTATTTGAAGCTTGGATCCACGCGAGAAAGACTAGAGCAAGAACGTTTAGCTAATGAAAATGAAGTTTTGAGGGCCAAAGTAGAAGCAATGGCCTCATCGAAACGCATTGAGGAGCTTTACGAAGCAGCACTTAATGCAATGCGCAATTACTCGGGCAAATATTCAACTACCGACGATGATGAGTTTGATTATGAAGATTAGAAAGTTTTCAGAACTATTAGACTTAGAAACATTCGAGGAAAGATTTGAATATTTAAAATTAAACGGTGAAGTTGGGCGATCTACATTTGGATTTGACCGATATTTGAATCAAAACTTTTATCAGTCAGCCGAATGGAAGAGAGCTCGACGCACTGTTATAATTAGAGATAATTCATGTGACTTAGGAATTTACGGCTATGAGATTAATCATGGTTTAGTTGTTCACCACATGAATCCAATGACTTCTGATGACATTGTTCATGGAGAAAGTTGGATATTTGACCCGGAGTATTTGATTTGTGTAACCGATAGAACACACAACGCAATACATTATGGCGATGCTAGCTTATTAAACATTAAGTTTACACCACGATCAGCAAAGGATACAAAACTATGGTAATGTCAGGAATTGAAAATCTAAAAGCCTCTGCTAGGGGTTTGAAGCTTGCTCCAGCTGAGCAAGAGTATGCTGATGCCCTAACTAGTATAGCTGACAAGTACGGTAAATTATCAGACTATGATGAGAACGGTATTTGGGTCGGCTATGTTAGGGCCAGTCAAAACGATAACTTGAAGCGTGGTGTAGCCTGTGTCAATTGTTATTTTTACGAAAGTGAAACTAAAGAATGTCACATCGTTAAAGTTAAAATCGAACAGGGTGGATATTGTAGACTAGCAGCAATCTATCCCGGCCTAGTAACAAAGTAGAAGTGAACTATGGAAACAAGTATTTTAAAAAGTACAAAGAAAAGCCTAGGATTAGATGCAACGTACACTCCGTTTGATCAAGATATTTTAGTATGCATTAACTCCGCATTAGGAACACTAACACAAATTGGTGTATTACCTAATGCTGGATTTTCTGTAGTCGACGCTACTGACACTTGGAGTGAGTTAAATTTGTCGCTACCAATGCTTGGTATGGTTAAGAGCTATATTTATGTGAAGGTTCGAGTATTGTTTGACCCACCAACAACTTCGTTCTTATTGTCAGCATATCAAAAACAAACAGAAGAGTTTGAGTGGCGCCTTAAAATGTTAAAAGAATACGAAACAAGTTTGTTGTGATTAGTTATGGCTACTGAAGAAATTATATCTTTTAGAACTAGTAAATGGAAAAGGTTTGATCCTGATTTTGCTGAAATGATTCGCACAGAGCATCCTGATATTTGGAAGCTCGGTGGAAACATCAGAGGTAATGATCAATACCGAAAACTATATCCAATAACAAAACGAAATGGTGTTCCAAATTCGCAGGTTGAAATTGATGCTCTAAAGTTAAGAGAAGCATGGAACGCAAGACATTACAATGATTTTAGAATTGCGGGAGTTATCGCGCAAGTCAAATGGCTAGCAGTAGGAAGTCGAGGTGAACAATATATGAAAAATTTAATCAATGAAGAAATTGAAAAAAGGTCTGATTCAATCAGCCAATCTATGAGCCTAGAAAATCACTTAGCACATTACGGCAAAAAAGGTATGCGTTGGGGTGTTCGTAAATCAAGTTCGGGTAAAACATCTGCAAAAGTTCCAAAAAGAACAAGTTATAAAAAGCCGCCAACAAAATTATCTGACGCTGAACTTCAACGTAGGGTTAAGCGTTTAGAAACAGAAAAAAGATACATAGAGTTAAACAAAGCTACTAAAACAACCGGTAAAGGTAGAAAAGTAGCTGATAAAATACTATCACAAACTGGAAACGCTGCTGCTACCGCAATTGCTGGTGCTGTTATTGGCGGAGCTGGAGTAGCTATAAAATCGGCATTGAACAAAGCTAAAACTTAGGAGATTAAAATGAACAATTTTAATAACATAGACACTTACCTTGAACACTACGGTAAAAAAGGTATGAAGTGGGGCGTTCGTAATCGTGCAGCACGATCACTTGGATTTGGTGGATACGCCACTAGAGCTGCAGCTAAGTCAAAAGCAAAAGCAGCAAGCCCAAAAGGCATTGCCAAACAAAACCGTAAAGATGCAAAAGAATTGAAAGCAAGGCTAAAATCAGACGCACGTTACGAAAAGTATAAAGCAAATAAACCAACTGCAGCACAACTGAAAAAGAATAGACAAAGAGCTAAAGTTGTTGGTGGTGTAGCTATTCTAGCAGGCACTGCCGCAGCAGGAGTTGTTTTAGGTAGGCGAGGAAGAATTAAAATTTCAGACGCCAATAAGATGGCAAGCGCTAAGTCAGCTAAACTTGTAAGTGAAGTTGGTTCGTTCTTTGTTAAAAACAGTGTAGATAGAACTATATTAGCAGCTAACGTACGAGATATTGCTGAAGGACTTTACTAAAATGAACAATTTTGATGATGTAGACACTTATCTCGAACACTTTGGTAAAAAGGGTATGAAGTGGGGTAAAAGAAGCGCAAGTTCAAACGCTACTTCTACATCTAGTGGTGTAAAACAAACCGAACAGAAACCAAAAATGTCTAATAAGAAAAAAGCAGTTATTGCGGCTAGTGTTACCACTGCTTTTGTTGGTGGAGCATTTTTAGCTAGTCCAAAGGGAAGAAAAACATTGTCCACATTAATTTCTAAATTAAAAAATAATCCCACGACAACCGTAAAACCAACAGTAACATTTACTAAACAAGGAAAACCTGTACAAAAAGTAAAGTTTAAATCATATTCTCAAGATCTCAAAAAACTTAAAAGTTATGTTGATAGTCTTGAAAAAGATCTGGGTTTACCACCAGCAACAGCATCCGAAATAGCTGCTGCTGGAAAAAAGCTTGGGTTTAAATAGGAGGTTAAATTGGTACTATCAAATACAAAAACTCCTATTTATTATGGAGAATTTAGAGATTCAGTTGTTTCTGGAAAAACGTTAGTTAATAAAGAAATCTCTATGGAGATGAATAGAATTGATTCTCTAATAGAAAATCCAGATATGTATTATGACGATGAAGCTGTAAACGGTTTTATCGACTACTGCGAAAAAGAGTTAACATTAACTGATGGTACTGATCTTCACCTATTAGACACGTTTAAAGTATGGGCCGAACAAATTTTTGGATGGTATTATTTCGTTGATAGAAATGTTTACGACCCAAAAGTAAATAGTGGTAAAGGTGGTTTTGTTTTAAAGACTGTTAAAAAGCGTCTAACAACAAAACAATATTTGATAATAGCTAGAGGTGCGGCTAAGTCAATGTATGCTTCGTGTATACAATCATATTTTTTAAATGTCGACACCTCTACTACTCATCAAATTACAACATCACCAACAATGAAACAAGCTGAAGAAGTAATGTCACCGTTACGAACGGCGATTACACGTTCTAGAGGTCCTCTTTTTAAATTTCTAACAGAGGGATCAATTCAAAATACTACGGGCTCTAGAGCTCATCGAGTAAAACTAGCGTCTACTAAAAAGGGTATTGAAAACTTTCTTACTGGTTCTATACTTGAGATTCGACCCATGTCAATTAATAAGCTACAAGGTTTAAGACCTAAAGTAGCTACCGTTGATGAATGGCTTTCTGGAGATATTAGAGAAGACGTTGTTGGTGCAATTGAACAAGGAGCGTCTAAGTTAGATGACTACTTAATTCTAGCAATTAGTTCTGAAGGAACAGTTAGAAATGGTTCCGGCGACACAATTAAAATGGAATTGTCTAATATTTTAAAAGGTGAGTACTTAGCGCCACACGTTTCTATTTGGTATTACAAACTAGATTCTATTGAAGAAGTTAGTGATCCAGCCATGTGGATTAAAGCCAATCCAAATTTGGGAAGAACCGTAACCTACGATGTATATCATTTAGATGTCGAAAGAGCTGAAAAGGCTCCAGCATCTAGAAATGACATACTAGCTAAAAGATTCGGTATACCGATGGAGGGTTACACGTATTTCTTTACATACGAAGAAACGTTACCCCATCCTCAAAGAGACTTCTGGCAAATGCCCTGCTCTTTAGGAGCGGACCTTTCTCAAGGTGATGACTTTTGTGCATTTACTTTTCTATTCCCGTTCTCAAATTATTCTTTTGGTATTAAAACGGTTAGTTATATTACTTCGTTAACATTAATGAAACTTCCTGGAGCAATGCGTCATAAATATGAACAATTTGTAAATGAGGGTAGTCTTCATGTTTTAGAAGGAACTGTTTTGGATATGATGGAAGTTTATGATGACTTAGATCAGTTAATCATGGCTAATAACTATGATGTTAGATGTCTAGGATTTGACCCGTATAACGCAAAAGAATTTATAACTAGATGGGAATCTGAAAACGGACCCTATGGAATTCAAAAAGTTATTCAAGGTGCTAAAACAGAATCTGTTCCCTTAGGAGAATTAAAGATTCTATCTGAGGAACGAAAGTTAATATTTGATCAAGAGTTGATGTCTTTTGCTATGGGTAATGCTGTAACATTAGAAGACACAAATGGTAATAGAAAACTTTTGAAAAAAAGAAGTGAAGAAAAAATCGATAACGTTGCTGCTTTATTAGACGCATACGTCGCTTATAAAGCGCACAAAGAAGCATTTGAATAGGAGAAATAAAATGAATTTTGATAGCGTAGACAATTATCTTGAGCATTACGGCAAAAAAGGTATGAAGTGGGGCGTTCGAAGTAATGTTACAACAGCTGGATATAGTAAAGCTGGTATCGGTAGAAGTTATAGAAACAAAAGTGGAAAACGTGTAACTAAGCCAACTGTCCGCACACAAAAGGTTATAGATGCACAGAAAGCAGTAGCTGGTGGCGAAAAAGGTTTTAAAGTTAAATATCAAGCCTCTAGGAATATTTCCCCATATCAACTATTAAAAGCTAAAGGCAGTATACAAAAAGCCTCAAAAACCAGGATTGAAAAAGGCGCTGCTTTTCAAAAAAAGTCTAATGCTGGACAAGCTAAAATACGAACCAGTTTGACACGAGTACTTGGTCTCCAAGTTAGCGAACTAAATTTCGAAGCATAAAAATCAATTAAAATTAGGAGGTGATGATATTTGGCAATTTTCGATAAATTCAAAAAAGCATGGAATGCTTTTCAAAGTTATGAAGAAGAAAGTTTTGATTATAACTTAGGTCCAACTAGCACATATCGTCCAGATAGAACTAGACATTTATTTTATAACGACAGATCAATCATCACTGCTATATATACAAGAATCGCAATTGATGTTGCTAATATTAAAATTAAACACGTCGTCGTTGATGAGTTTGGTAGGTATTCAAAAGATTCTAAAAGTTCATTAAATGACTGCTTAACACTAGAGCCAAATATAGATCAATCACCGAGAGCCTTTAGACAGGATCTTGTTATGACTTTATTTGATAAAGGAGTGGCTGCGATCGTCCCCGTTGATACTGCAGCGAATCCAGATACTAACAAAAACTATGATATTTATACACTAAGAGTTGGTGAAGTAACGCAATGGTATCCTAAACATATTAGAGTTAGTGTTTATAACGAATCTAAAGGTCTTAGGGAAGAAATAACACTACCAAAAAGATATGTTAGTATTATTGAAAACCCCTTGTACGCCGTAATGAATGAGCCAAACTCAACGCTGCAAAGGTTGTTAAGAAAACTAACGTTACTAGATACAGTAGATGAACAATCTAGTTCTGGTAAATTAGACTTAATAATTCAATTACCTTATACTATTAAAACTGAAGCTCGCAAACAACAAGCAGAGCAACGTCGAGAAGATATTGAATTCCAACTTAAAGGTAGTAAATACGGTATTGCCTACACTGATGGTACCGAAAAAATAACACAGTTAAATAGACCTGCTGAAAATAATCTTTTGAAGCAAGTCGAATATTTGACGCAAATGCTATACGGTCAACTCGGTATTACAGAAGCCATCATGAATGGTACTGCTGACGAAAAAGCAATGCTAAACTACTTCAACAGAACAATAGAACCAATTCTTGAATCCATTATTGAATCGATGGAAAGAGTGTTTGGAGCTTCTGTTGGATCAGCCAATGAAAAGTTTAAATACTTTAGAGACCCTTTTAAACTAGTCTCTCTTACTGACATTGCACAAATTGCGGATACTTTTACTAGAAATGAAATTTTAACAGCAAATGAAATTCGCGGCTACATGGGAATACCACCAGCTACGGATCCAAAAGCTGATAAACTAACTAATAGTAATATGCCGCAACCAGTTGACACCGTCCCTCAAGATCCGTACAGCACGGGCATTTAAAAGTTTTAGGAGAACCAATGAAACCTGTTCTTATTATTTGGAATGACGCTCATGCTGGTTCTGGCTCATGGGAATATTTAAGCGATATGGAAGATACTGGCAATTATGTTGTTAGATCTATTGGGTACTTAATAGATTCAAAAAAATATGGTAAAAAAAAACACGTGTCAATAGCGCAATCTTTAAGTGAATTAGAGTGTGTTGATTCTGTTTTACACATACCAGTTGGAATGGTAGTGGAAATAATCGATTTAATAGAAGAACCAAAACCATTAAGTTCTTTAAAACTCCCACAGATATTTAATAAAAAGTAAAAGTAGTATTTATTAGAAAAGGATAAAACAATGGCAAAATATGATTTTAGTGGATATGCCACTAAAGCTGGCTTGCGTTGTAGCGATGGACGAACCATTATGCCTGGCGCTTTTAAGCATCAGGACCAAATGAAAGTTCCATTGGTATGGCAGCATGGTCATAATGATCCAGAAAATGTTCTAGGCCACGCAATTCTCGAAAACCGAGAAGATGGCGTTTATGCTTATGGATATTTTAATGACTCAGTAAAAGCTAACCATGCAAAAAGTTTACTTGAACATGGTGATATTAATATGCTTTCAATCTGGGCTAATGAGTTAATTGAAAAAGCTGGTCGTGTACTTCATGGAGCAATTCGTGAAGTAAGTCTAGTACTCTCAGGAGCAAATCCTGGAGCAATTATCGAAAGTGTAACTATTCGGCACTCTGATGGCTTTGAAACACAGCTTGAAGATGAGGCTATTATTTACACTGGTATTGAACTTCTCCACTCAGTTGAAGAAAAAGAAATTGTAAATCAACCTATTAATGTAATCGAACACGTAGATAAAGCAAAGGAAACTCCAATGGCAATGAATCAAGATATGACAGTGCAAGATGTATTTGACACTTTGACTGACGAACAAAAGCAAGTAGTATACTTTCTTATCGGTCAAGCAGTTGAAGACAGCGAAGCAACGCTAGCACAGAGTGGATTGGACGACGACGCAACTGCGCAAGAAGTCTATGAATCACTAAATGAACAACAACAAGAGCTATTCAACTCATTATTTGAGGACGCACAAGAAGAAATTAATCACGCAAACCAGAAAGGTGAAGAAATGTCACATAACATTTTCGAAAACAACAATAAAACACAGGCAGCTATCTCCCACGCAGATTTGCAGGGCATCGTTGCTGACGCTTCAAAGAATGGATCCCTCAAAGACGCCATTGAGTCGTATGCTCTTTCACACGGTATTACCGATGTAGACATGCTGTTCCCTGAAGCTACAGCATTGGACGCTGTTCCGGAATGGCTTAAGCGTCGTACGGAATGGGTTGCCAAGTTGCTTGGTGATACCCGTAAGAGCCCGTTCAGCCGCATCAAGACCATGCATGCAGACATCACCCTTGAGGATGCCCGTGCTAAGGGTTATGTAACCAGTGCACTGAAGAAGGAAGAATACTTCGGCGTCTCAAAGCGCATCACCACCCCGACCACCATCTACAAGAAGCAGAAGCTTGACCGTGATGACATGATTGACATCACCGACTTTGATGTTGTTAGCTGGTTGAAGGCTGAAATGCGTATGATGCTCGACGAAGAAATTGCTCGTGCAATCTTGATCGGTGACGGTCGCGATGTTTCACACGAAGACAAGATCAACGAAGGTAACATTCGCCCGATCGCTAGGGATCACGAGTTGTACACTACCGTTGTTAACGTTAACATCGACGACGCAAACTCCTCAGTGCAAGAAGTTATTGATGCAATCATCAACAACCGCAAGCACTTCAAGGGTACCGGCACCCCAACGATGTACACCACCGAAACCTATATCGCAAAGTTCTTGTTGCTCAAGGACACCCTTGGTCGTCGAATCTATCGTGACCTTGGCGAATTGGCTTCGGAACTGCGTGTTCTGGACATTGTTCCGGTTGAAGTTATGGAAGAAGAAGCAGATCTCGTTGCTATTCTTGTCAACCCGCAGGACTACGTCCTCGGTGCTGACAAGGGCGGCGCAATCTCAATGTTCGACGACTTCGACATCGATTACAACCAGCACAAGTACCTCATTGAGACCCGTTTGTGCGGAGCGCTCATCAAGATGAAGTCTGCTATTGTTGTTAAGAAGGTTGCCGCAAGCGCAGTTCTCGTAACCCCAACAGCTCCGACTTTTGTTAGCGCAACTAACACAATCACAATCCCGACGGTTACTGGCGTAGTCTACAAGCAGGGTGCAACCACTAAGACTGGTTCATTTGTAATCACAGCTGATGCGACTATCGTTGCTTACCCGTCATCGGCCAGTTACTACTTCGCTACTAGCGAGAACGACAGCTGGACCTTTAAGTACAACGCCTGATTTTAAGGAAAATTGATGGCTAAATTTTATGGAAAAATTGGCTACGGAAATACAGTTCAAGACCCAGCAAACTCTGGTATATGGAAAGATACTATTACTGAAATTTCATATTTTGGTGATGTGATTCGAAATACGGCAAAGTTTGAATCTGGTAGTAAAGTGAACAATGATATTTCTGTAGGTAATTCAATAAGTGTTATTGCTGACCAGTATGCCATCGATCATTTTTTTAAGATTAAATACGTAAGTTGGGCGGGGGTTCTTTGGACTGTTACAAGTGTAGAAGTTCAACACCCCCGCCTAATCTTATCAATAGGGAGCGTGTATAATGGCCCCACGGCTTAATCTACAAGCAAAATTAGTTGCAATTTTAGGTTCTAATAATGTATATTTTCAACCGCCAGCATCGGTTCAACTATTATATCCATGCATCATATATAAACGTGATGATACGATAGTTAACCATGCTGACGATTTACCTTACATGCAGCGAACTCGATATTTAGTTACTGTAATAGACAAAAATCCAGATAGCTTAATACCAGCAAAAGTTGCCGCACTTCCTATGTGTATTTTCGATCGGTTCTATACAGCTGATAATTTAAACCACGACGTCTACAAACTATTCTTCTAAAAGGAGATCAATCATGTCAATTCTTTATTGGGACCAGCTCGGCCAACGTTTCTTTGAAACCGGCGTCGACAAAGGTGTCCTATATATACCAAACGTAAATGGTGTTTACACCAACGGTGTTGCTTGGAATGGTCTGACCAGTGTTACTGAGTCACCATCCGGAGCAGAACCAACCCCAATGTATGCAGACAACCTTAAGTACCTTAACATGTATTCAGTTGAGGAATTTAGTGCAACGGTTGAAGCTTACACATTCCCTAGCGAATTTGCTCAATTCGACGGTATGGCCACTCCCACGAATGGTGTTACTGTTGGACAGCAGACACGTGGAAAGTTCGGACTTTCATATCGTACCCGTTTGGGTAATGATATTAATGGCGATGAACTGGGATACAAACTTCACCTTATTTATGGCTGCCAGGCAAGTCCTTCGGAACGCGCCTACAACACCGTTAACGATTCACCAGAAGCTATTACTTTCAGCTGGTCAATTGCAACGACACCTGTTTCTGTTGGTGGACTAAAGGCGACATCAATCCTAACGATTGACTCAACTAAGGTTAACGCAACGGCTCTTGGTACCCTAGAGAACTTCCTTTATGGTACTGCTGGAACAGACCCCAGCCTTCCTTTGCCCGATGCCGTAATAGCATTGTTCTCGGGAGCAACCACAAGCGTAACCCCAACGCAGCCTGCTTATAACGCCACCACTAAGGTGATTACTGTTCCAAACATAACCGGCGTAACTTACTACAATGGTTTAGTGGCTGTACCAGCTGGTGCATACACGATTACGACGGATACCGTACTTACTGCTCGTCCTAACGCTGGATACTACTTCCCAGCGGGAATCGACGACGACTGGTTCTTTGATTTCTAATCAACCAGTTTAAATTAAAGACATAGGAGATCAGAGAATGCTTACAATTATTGTTAGTGGAAACGAATTCTTTAACGAAGAAACAGAAGAGTTTGAATCACATGGCGACATTGTTTTAAACCTTGAGCATTCTCTGATCTCACTGTCAAAATGGGAGTCAGAATTTGAAAAACCATTCCTAGGTGAATCTAAAAAAACACCTGAAGAAATTTATGGTTACATAAAAGCTATGATACTTAACGAACACCCCGATAACATACTTTCAAAGTTATCAGATAAAAACATCGGGCAAATAAACTCGTATATTGAGTCTAAAAGATCAGCAACTACTTTTGGTAGTATGCCTGAAAGACGTGGAAGAGAAGAAACTGTAACATCTGAATTAATTTATTTTTGGATGGTTACTTTTAACATTCCATTTGAGTGTGAGACATGGCATCTTAATAGACTTTTTGCTTTGATTAGAATTTGTAACTTAAAGAATGCTAACCCAAAGAAGATGTCTAAGAATGAGATCGCTATGCGAAATCGAGAATTAAACGAAAAGCGAAAAGCAGAACTAAAAACAAGTGGATAAAGGAGGTCTTATGACTGTTATTAATTGGCATGAATTAGGATCAAAATTTTATGAAGCTGGTTTAGATCGTGCAGTTCTTTATGTTGAGGGAAAAAGCGGTGTTCCTTGGAACGGCTTGATTAGTGTCTCTGAAGAGAATGATACTAAAGTAGAACCGCTATACTTTAACGCTACTAAATTTAACGATTTAGTTACGTTAGGTAATTACTCTGGAAGCATGTCTGCATATACCTATCCAGATGAGTTTTTGGAATGCGAAGGCATTATTGAAGACCAAGATGGCGTATATTTGTCAGAGCAACCAATTAAAAGATTTGGTCTTTGTTACAGAACTCTGATAGGTGAAGGTGACAACAACTTTAGTAGTGGATATAAGTTACATATTCTTTACAATCTAACAGCTACACCGGCGAATAAGGTAAGAAAAACTTTAGCCTTAGACTTATCACCAGATGATTTTTCATGGGATATAACTAGTATTCCAGAAGTTGTTGAGGGTCACAGACCTTCGTCACATTTGATTATAGATAGTCGAAAAATAGACCCATGGTTACTATTAGACATAGAAGATATTCTATACGGGGACGCAACAAGAGAACCATCATTACCGTCTATGAAAAGTCTAACCACATTTATTCGTAAATGGGATAGATTGATAATTCAAGACAATGGAGACGGAACATGGACTGCTATTTCAGCAAGAGCTGGAATAATAAACCAGGATGGAATAGACCCAACAATTTATACTATTACAGCTGATAACGTTACAACTGTAAACGCTACAACGTATACAATCAGTAGTTCAAATAAAAACGAGGAGGACGTATAATGGCAACAGTAACCGTATTTACCGCAGCAAGAATGCAAGCCATAGAAAATGCATCTGTTGTTAGCGGAACAGTAACCGCTGGAAACCTAATTTTAACAAAATTTAATGGTACAACAATAAACGCAGGAAGCGTAATTGGACCAACAGGACCAACAGGACCAACCGGAGAAGTCACAACCGCTGCCCTTAACGCTGCAATTAACACTGCTGCTGGAACTGGGGCGATAACAGAAGCAAAGTTAGCAACAGGATCAGTAACAACAATTAAAATTGCAGACGGTAACGTTACCGAAGGTAAACTCGCATCGAACGCTGTAAGCACATTTAAAATTCTAGACGGTAATGTTACAGAAGGTAAACTCGCATCGAACTCGGTAACCGTAAATAAAATTGCAGACTTGACAATCACTAACGCTAAGATTTCAGCTAGTGCCGCCATTGCGTTAAGTAAACTTGCAACAACAGGAACAATGACAGCAACAACTTTTAGTGGTAGTGGCGCGTCATTAACAAACATTCCCAACAGCGCAACAACAGCAACGGCAGCTAATACTGCTTCTGCAATAGTTGCAAGAGATTCAAGTAGCTCTTTTACGGCACGAACTGGATATTTTGAGGGTGGGTACTTAGGTGGAATCGATTACACGAATGCTTTATCAATAGGTGGTGGCTACACTACAAACGGTGAGGGTGTCCTCCGTATAGGAAAATACACGGGTGGTGTTACCGGTATTACTATCAATCAACAGTCTGGCACTGGTCCTTATTATATGATATCATTTTACTACATCGGGTCTAATGTTGGTTCAATAGCGCACAACGGTTCTACTACTTCCTACAACACAACATCCGACTACCGATTAAAAGAGAATGTTCAAGGCTTACAAGGTGCTTTAACAAAGATCGAAGCCCTTCGCCCCAAAACATACAACTTTATAACGACACCGGAAATCACACTAGATGGTTTTCTTGCCCACGAACTTGCAGAAATAATCCCCTATGCAGTCACAGGCGAAAAAGATGCTGTTGATGAGCATGGTAACATACAACCTCAACAAGTCGATTACTCAAAGCTTACTAGTTTGCTTGTCGGCGCTGTTCAAGAGTTGTCGGCTCGAGTTCAACAACTAGAGAACAACTAATTATTATAGCCGTACCGTCAAAATGGTAGTAACTATTAACGAATTCAAACAATAGATAGGATAACAAATGACTACATATACGGTTTTACCGATAATTATGCCGACTGATCTCTCCGG